GCTTATAGCGGCCACCATATAGGTGGTACCATTATACTCTGGGTCGAGTCTCAGGGCCGTTGGTACGGGCTGAAGTTTGTCCTTCTCTCCGCGGAAGGACGATTAGCGGAGGGTGCCGGGCTTTTGGCACCTCTCAGTGGCTCAGGGGGAAGAGCCGGAGGCGGGGGGCGGTTCACTCACGGCTGGTGAGGAAGGCCCGCCGCTATCTCGGCTTCCCGGAGCAGGTCGCTGAACTGCACCAGCTGGCCCGGGTTCTGCCCGGGTCTTGTTGGAGGGGAGGGAACTTGCGGGTCTTGGCTTAGGAATTGGCTTAGCAGGGGGATCAGGGCCCTTATCTCCTCCCGCAGCGAGTGCGGGGAGGGGCTCGGGTCCGCCTGCTGGGGCCGATAGTACGCGGGGGGGCGGCTTTGGCGCAGCGTTTCCAGGGGGGCGCGCATCTTTTCTCTTCTGCTTGCCTCCCTTTCCGCCGCTTTTGCCGCCGCGAGCAGCTGCCCTTCCACGTGGTTCTTGAGCACGCGGTCGGGGAACTGGGTCCCGTGGATCCTGTTTGCCGCCTCTCGGTAGACGGCCGCCGCGCTTGTCATTGCGGCGGCCTCCTCCTCCAGCATTTGGCTTAGCTTCTCCAGGTAGCACATGTTCAGGTGGCTTCGGTTTCTCGGTAATGGAGCCGGCAGCGTCAGGGGGTGCTAAAATAGTCCCATGCTGATCAACTGCCGGTATCTTCACGACGGACTCAACGCCAACACGAAGTGAAGGCATCTCGTCCAGGGCTCCATCGAAACTGTCAAGTCTTGCCACGTATGCTTCCAGGTCAGCTTGCGAGATCTTTAAGGCCTCGCAAACTATCCTGTCGGCGTCGACACACTCTTGCTGCGGCCATCCAACCCCATCGATCGACTTCTGTGCCCAGAAGTTGACGTCAGGGTTGTGGAGGACCTCAGCGAGGGGGTCTCGCTTCATGGCTCGCAAGGCAGCTCTGCACCAGCTACCGACCACCGGCGTTAACGCATCGGTGATCAAGTAGCCGGTCACTTTGGCATGAGCAGCCTCCAGGAGTGGCACTCCTGAATTGACGGTCTGGTGGATCTTCTTGAGGGTGCGCAGCGGGTCTTGAATTGAAGCCGCCGTGCACCAAGGGTTGAGGAAGACCCTGCCGAGAAACGGTACGGGTTCATTCTTAAAAGCCATCGCTTCAACTGTGATCTTGAACCCGTACCAGCTAGCGACCTTGATTGCCAGGTCAGCATCAAGGTCGCCACCGGTGATGGAATCGTCACCGCCAACGATCCCAATTTTAGCGAACGCTTCATCGGCTGTAGCGCCAGCCTTGCGTCGCATGGCGAACAGGAGGAATCCATTGCTTAACGAATTCGCTCCAGCTGTGTTCGGCGATCCGGAGATGCGGGTGGCCCCAGGCTTGTACTTGAGCCCGGTGCTTGTCGTGGCCTTACACCCCATCTCAGAGTCCAACAGGGCAGCGAGTTCTTCTCGGTACTGTGGTTTGAAGAATCTCAGTTGGACCTCTCTCTCAAGCCTTTGTCGCAAGTACGGCATGAACGAACCGTCGAACTTGCTGTAGTCATAGCCTCCAATAGCTTCGTTGTGGGAGGCGAGATCACGGACAGCTTCAGCGATGGCTAGGGGGGTCATCCCGAACGCGTACGATTTCCACTTATTGAGCACACAGTCGGTAAATTCATAGAAATACGACGCGTACTTAAGCTGGAAGTCAGTGTTCGTTGAGGATATATTCCTAGGGTAGTTGACATCGCCGGCCTCCTTCTTCAAGAAGGCCCTTACTTCTGTCTGCCCGCCGTCTCGCC